GGCTTCTAATAGCATAGGAGCGCCATCGGCTATTGTCTTTATAAGAATTATTAAAGACTTAGCTATTTGCTTGACAATCATAGGGAGAAGACTTACAATGCTAGTTATTATGACAACCAGAGCAGCAGCTCCTGCGGCACCCGACACAGCTAAGGAGGCAAGCCCTGCAGAGAAGGCAAGTACACCAACGCCAACTAGTGCTGCGGCTAATCCCATTAAAGCCATAGCGCCAGCCAAAGCCACTAAGGTCGGAACAACCGGCGTCATTACCATGCCAGCTACACCAAGTATTACAAATGCTCCAGCTAAGGCTAATAAACCACGTCCTATTTCTTCCATAGACATGGATCCTAGTGTTTTAAGTGCTGGTGCAAGAATAGCGATAGCTCCTGCGGCTATTATTAAAGAAGCCGCTCCAACTATAGCGCCAGTCATTGCATACATACCAACAGCTAATAAGGTTAGTGATCCGCCAAGAACTGTCATGCCTCTTCCAATCTCCTCCCAGCTCATCCCACCCATAGTGCCCAGAGCATTGGCTAATATAACCAGTGCACCAGCTACCACGACAAGAGACAATCCAGTAAGAATCATATCTTTAGGCATGAAAGTCATAGCTATGGCTATTATTGTAAGAGCTGATGCCATAGAGACTAAACCTTTAGCTATTCCTTCCCATGACATTTCCGCAAAGGTTGTCATAACCGACGCTAATACAACCATAGCGCCAGAGAGAATGAGTAAGCCAAAAGATGTGCCAATTATAGCCGTTCCTCCAGCAGTCATATTTGTGAATACGGCTAACTCGGTTAAGATGGCTGCAACTGCGGATAATCCTTGAGCCATTTTATTGGCGTCCATTTCTGCAAACTTTCCTACAGCAATTCCCAATAGGTTTACAGCACCAGCTAATATAACCAAGCCGATAGCTGATAAAATGCCCATACCGCTCATATCTGTTTGCTTCATAAATATGGACAACTCAGCAAGAACAACACCGACACCCAGTAATCCTTTTATTAAAGATTTACTGTCCATGGCGCCTAATTGCTCAACTGCCTTGGATATAACTCTAATAGCTCCAGCGAATACGATCAAAGCTAATGCTCCAATGATCATCTCTGGTGAACTCTTGGACAAGTTCTTAGATGCTATTATAAGAGTTGCTGTTAAGACTATAACCGCCAGCAAACCTTTCATTATATCTTTGCCTTTCATTCTTCCTAGAATTGATACGGCTGAGGCTAAGACTAAAACGGCGGCAGCTATTCCAAGGAGAGCGACAATCATTCCACTCGTCTTTCCTAAACTTACTTTCTCGGACATCTTGTCGAAGATAGAATAGGACACAAATAGTTGTAAGAACATTACAGACATGGCGGTTAAAGCTGCTGTTAATTTCTTACTATCAATCATTGACAGAGCCACAATGGAGATTGTGAGTAAAGCCATTGCTCCAGCTATCTTCAATAATACATCGGATTTAAGACCCGTTTGCCAGGCCGATAAACTATTTTTAACCTGATTCAATATACCGGCAACACCACTAAAAGCTCCAGATCCTTGGCTTATGAATTTTGTTATGGCTAGTAACAATCCAGCAAGTAATCCACCATTGAGAAAGTCAAACACCTTATCAAAGTCAAAGTTGTCTAGACCTGTGCTTAGTTTATCCATAAAGGTGTTGAAACCTTCGGACACCATAGACCCAAATTTAAGAAACAGAGGAGACATCTTAGTTATGAATTTGCCAATCAGACCTACAAACTTCTCAACCATACCTGCGATCGTAGCTAATGGCTTAAATCTTTCTTTCAAAGAATCAAAGAAACCGCTTAGGCCTGAAGTGTCCAAACCTTTAAAACTCTTAAATCCATTCTTAAATCCTGAAAAGAATTCTTTAACTGTAGTTATAACCGGAAGTAAGAAAGCTTTGATCTTCGAAATAGCTTGATTAAAAGCGTCACTTTCCTTTATGGAATTTCTAAGATTAACAATCCAGTCTCCAATACTAGCAGCGAATTCTGTAATGTTATCTATTGATGGGCCAAGGCCGTCACCAATTCCAAATATAGCACGGACTAGAGCTGAGACTATTTGAATCCCTATATCTAACAGAGCAAATACCCCAGCAAATATTCTCTTAACCTTATCCGCAGTGTCTGCTCCCATTTTGAGGTTTTCACTAAACTTTAAGATAGCCGAACTGACGTCATAAAGTTTCTTTGCTGTAAGTGGAGGAAAGATAGATCTGAATGCATCAGCGATGGGTGCTATAGCTAGTTTAAGAGCTTCGAAAGCATTCTTAACTATGTCTATTGCCTGTGATCGTCCACCAAGTTCAACCCAGCCTTTTAGAAGGGTGTTACGTGCTTCTGTAAAAGTGTTAAGAAGTTCCTGAATTGTGGCTGTAAGTGGTGTAAAGAGGGATTTAGCTTGATCTAGATTACCAATGAGAATCTCAAAAGTATCAGTCCATCCAGTGCCAACAGATTCTGAAAGTGTAGTCATCATCATGCCCCAACTCTTTACATCTTGAGCGGCGGCTTGCGCCTTCTTACCTATATCTGTCGTTACGTCACCATACTTACCTAAAACTCCAAGCAAGATATCAGTAGTAGCCCATCCATCAGACAAAGATTCAGTGAAGAGTTTCTGCATAGTTACTGCTTCTTTAGCACCTTTAGTCGTATATAGTCCATCTGTTCCTTGTTTAAGAGTTCCAGCAGCTACCGCAGCATCTACCATTTGTTTCTTCCATTCGTTGGTTGCTACATTCGCTAAGTTCAAGGATCGATAGTCCATTGTTGTAAGGAATCCACCAGCAATACTTTGTGATAAGTTATAGTAAGCAATACTAGCAGCATTAGCGTCTTGACCAGCAAGAGCTACCATATTAGCGATGCCTTTGATAGCTGGGACTGCTGTATCCAGACTTACACCTGCATTAGTAAACTTTGCAAGAGCTCCTGTCATGTCATCTAAGTTATAAATGGTTTTGTCAGCATACGTATCCAACTGACCAAAATATACATCTACTTCTTTTATTGATTTTCCTGTGGCGTTTGTTATGGTTTGGATGGATGTTAGTTTACGATTGTAATCGCCATATCCCAACATGATTGGTTCTACCGTTAACGACTTAAGTATTGCCGCTCCAGCGGAAGCAGCGGCATTAACTATGTTTTGGATTACTGAAAATGCTACAACACCCATGATAGAAAATCTACTAGCTATCGTATCTACGCCATCACTTATTCCTTTTAAAGAGAAAGCACTGCTAATACTGGATAATTTGCTTAATCCAGTTAGAGCATCTTCAAACTTTAGACCTTTCTTGAGCCCATCTATAGTCTTCAGACTTGTTTGGACACCTTTTTCAAACTGTCCATTGTCGAACGTCATTCCTACAACTTTGTTCTCTATTGAACCACTCATAGTTTAGTCACCTCCTTCCATAAACTTTCAGCTAAGCCGTCAAATATGGCTTTCATAGCTGGATTAATATAGTCACGTCCTTCTACATAGCCACCCCAACCTGTTCCATGACCATATTGCAATAGTATGGCTAAAGGAGTTCCTCCAGCTTTTACTGAGTTACTCCATGATATACGGTAGCCGTCTGAAAGAGCCTCCACTGTATAAGACCAGGCACTGGCGGTCTCTCCGGTATCTTTAGGTGTGCTTCCGGCTAAGATTGCGACACCTTGAGCGCCATAAGCATTTAGTATGGAACTGTAATCTATCTTTTTAGCCTTCTGAAGAAATCTTTCAGTCTGCCGGTAGTCGCCTTTAGTAAAAAAGCGAATTTTCATAGAACCTCCTAACCAGTTGTTTGTAGTTTCTTTAGTCTTTCTGCATTTAACGCGGCGTTCCTAGCCATAAGTGCTTTAGCACTCATTTTCTTTACTGGTCGGTTCTTAATATTGCATACATTAATTAGAGTTAACAATCTATTTAAATGCCACTTTTGGCACTCCATTGGAATGTTCATAGTTATCATCCAATAGTAGATTAACTCAGATGTTACGATTTCACTATTTGTCTTTTTTTCTCCATCATTATTAAAAGTTGTGGCGGTCATTGGTTCGCCAATATAAGTTGATACTTGGTCAATAATAGCTTGAGGCAAAACTAAATAGATCATTGGATCCACATTCTGCGTCAATGTCATGCATTTTACATAATCGATAGTTTCTTTTGTAGTCATTGGTGTCTTTGTCAAGAATGGTTTCTTCCAGAAAGACTCCCATTTTGATATTGAGACAAGAGAATGCTCAAGCTGTAGTTCCTGAGGCTTCGTGTTAACAATAAAAGTTTCTGTCGATTCATCATAAAGTTCAGCCGGTGGTACTATAACTTTTAACATTCTCTTGTCTCCCGGTATAACCACCTATAACTTACTTGCTCACAGGTGGAGGATTATCTTTTGGAATAATAGCGTTGAAGAACGCTGCCGCGGCATCTGGATTTCCGGCCAGTTCCATATAGATCTGGACATATGCCTCAGTCTCAGTAAAGGCTTTTGAGAGTTCTGGGCTTTTGATAAAGCGTCTTCCATCTGCCGATTTCTCGCCGTAGGCTTTTTGCATAACTTCTTTGAACACTTCGATGATCTCAGGGACACTTTGGGCCGCAATAATCTTCTCAATATGCTTGACAAGACCTCCAGTCCTCGATAGTTCCATCTCGGTAACTTCGACTTTGTTGAGATTGAAGTAAACATCTTCTTCACGCTCGTTGTTGTCATAGTCGATATACTTAACATGCTTTTTTAACATAGTGGGTTCTCCTTATCAAAAATATACTGAGCCCAACTTAGTAGAAGGGCCCAGTATCATTACTCAGTTTTGTTTATTTTTATCCGCCGGCAGGAGTCAGAAGGGTGATGATTTCGTCAGGAAGGGGCATGCGAGCCGCAGTTCCAGGAGTTCCATCAACGCCATAAAGAATGGCTTCCAAAGCAGCGAGTTTTGTCGCATCGACTTTGGTAGAGTCAATCGTAAGTGAGGCGGTAGGCTTGTGACCGATTACAGCAACTGGAGTGGTTGTGATTTCCCATGAGAACGTGATCGCCTCTGGTGAATCGTTGATCGTGTTGAAAGCTTTCTCGGAAGGAGCAGCCATTGCGCCATAGATCAGGTGCAATTTGTATCCGAGATCGTTACCAGCCACGTCATTACCGAGAAGCGTGCGATAGCACAATCCAAAGCCTTTGCGCGATTGCTGGCCGAGAGCGACGCCTTCGATTGGTTCAACCGAGCCATCACAAACCGCGAATTCTTTAGGATATGTGTAGGCCTCGAGAGTTGCGCCAAATTCTTCAGCGGAGACCAAGTTCAGATATGCGATGTTGTCAGCGTACTGCTTATTGGATTCAGCGCCAGAAGGACTTTCAGTGATCGCGGTAATACCATTCCATGGGAAACCGGAAATGTAGAGTCCTGTGATCAGATCTTGAGGAAAGAGGACGGCGTGGTCAACACCAGTTTCATAAAGGCGCTTACCAGTCTCATCCCATTTAATTTTTTGACCCATTAATATCTCCTTGTTAAAAGTAGACGCTGTACACGTCATGATTTAATCCGTCAAAAGCGTAAGCCCTGTCGAATTTAGAGTAAATTAGTTCTCCAACTTTTGCAGGGATTGCACTATCTGGATTTTTGTCAATAACCGTAACGGAATATAAAGTCTTCTGACTATACGGTTTATTATCAGCAGACTTAGTCTGTATTCCACTTCGCCGAAAAGTAACACATGGATAGGACATCTGTAAAGTAGGAGGAGGTTGAAAATATACATTAGTGCTTCCTAACAGACTTTCAAGAACTTCTTGAAACTCAAGTCGTGAGCCCATTGTATAGGTCTCCTATTGTTAATAGAAGTCTGGGAGATTGGACTTCAATGTTTGTTACTTTCCACTTACTCCCAGACCATTCCACGTATTTTATGTTCGCTAAATTAGCAAAGGCGAATGGATCAGCTACTATACTTATACGGTTCCTGATAGTCAAATTATCATTAACTTTGTTGTCACCTCGAGCCCAGTCTTTGGATTCTCGTATGACATCGCCATAATATTGAACGGGTGTAATGACATCTTGCCACACACCTTTAGCAGTCTCCGTACTTATAGCAAAGCCGATA